CGCAACGTCAAAACGATCAAGGTATTTTTAAAGGAGATTTTTTAATTGGCATATACAGCAGGTTTTTCCGTTAATGTCGGTGATCCTACTAAAGCAAGTAATATTACAACGCTTGCGGCAAATGACGATTATCTAAAAGCAATCACAGACGCATTGTTCCCGTCAACAGGTAATTTGACTAATTACATAGCGTCAAATAATAGTGATCCTACGATTTCTCTGGGGACGAGTGCAACGAACAGATTGTTAATCACTTCAGATATTGCATCTGGGAGCCAAGAACTTGATGCAGTTAATTTTTCGAGCGTAACTGCGGCATCTGGTGCAGATAAAGGTAAGTTTGTTTTTGCGGTTGATGAGGTAACCATTGCGACTATTGATGATGGTGGAATTGATCTCGCATCCAGTAAGGCTTTTACTATTAACGGCACTGAGGTTGGAGGGCTGTATAAGGATTGGCGAGTCGAAACGAGCGGTTATACAGCCGTGTCTGGCGATCAAATAATTGGCAACCATGCCTCAAGTGCGTTTACGATTACGTTGCCAAGCTCGCCTTCTGTTGGTAATACGGTGACCATAAAAAATGTCAACAGTGCGGTAATTACCGTAGGACGTAATTCATCAAATATCAATTCAGCCGCACAAGATGGTAGTCTTTTACGGGATGGAGCAGTTCAATTGGTATATGTAGATTCAACTATTGGATGGGCATCGTTATAAAAAAGGATATATAGAATGGCAATATTAGGTTCAGGAAAAGGTGGAGACTCAGGTCTCCCGAATATTATGTTTGCGGCAACTACTACGTGGACTCCATCAACTAATTTTGAGGCTATAGTTTATTGCATCGGAGGTGGTGGATCGGGAGCATTTAGCAATCGAAATTTCGATGCTTCAGCGTCAGGCGGTGGTGCTGGTGGCACGAGTGTAAGCAGGTATAGCTTTCTCAGTGGTACGGCCTACACCATAACTATCGGCGCGGGGGGTAATGGGCCGGGAATTAGCACTTCAGCGGCGGCAGGTGCAGGTAACGCAGGGGGTGCGTCATCTATAGCTGTAGGAGGTTCAGCTTTTATGACGGCCAACGGAGGCGGCGCAGGGGCTATTGGTTCATCCGCAGGTTGTTCTGGCGGTGCAGGTGGAAGTTCTTCAGGTGGCAATATCAGTAACTATACGGGGGGTTCAGGTGGAGCTTGTGACGCCACTAAAAAGTGCAGTGGAGGTGGGGCTGTAGGATTATGGATGAATGGTAGTAATGGTCAGGCAGGGATAGCTTACAATGCGAGTGCGATGAATGTCATTGACTTTTCTTTTGGCGGTGCGCTAAATCAGTATCAGGAAGTAGGGCAATATGCAGTTCAGGAATTTGGGTCAATGGGCCAAAATGGTCACGCAGTTCTTCAAGATATTCCCATAATGATGTCCCCATTTCCAGAACTTTTTTGCTATAACGAGTTATCGCAACTACCTTATCAAAGCGGCGATGATGGAAGCCCATCCACATATACAAATCCAACAAATAAATATACAGCAGGGATGATTATGAACGGGGGCGGTCAGAGTCATCGTTTTGATTCTACTATAAGCAAAGGAAATGGATATTATATTGCTCAACCTACTGGGCCGTTTGAGGGCGGTAAGGCTTCAATCGTAAATTCAAGTAATGAGTGGGCTTATGGATCACGGGTGTCTATGGGCGCAGGTTCTGGAGCGTGTTTGACTCAAGATTCATCGGGCAGAACTAACCCTGCAAAAGGTGGCTCGGGTATAGTGCTTCTATTTCCTACTACAATGGGGTGATAAATAAATGGCAGATTATAAAATAACGTACGAGGATGGGACTACAACTGTAATTGTCGCAACAGAGGAAATGGCAAGAACGGTTGCAGGTAAAGGAACTTATGAACTATTACTAATACCGAAAGAGACTGACGAGCAAAAAGAAGAATTTAATAGGATTGAAGCTCGTTGGTGGCGAGATGCTGAACTCAATCGCACCGATAAATTTGTGACAGTGACAGACCATCCAGACCATGCGAAAATTATAACCTACAGGCAAAAGCTCCGCGATTGGCCAAGTGACGCTGATAATTTCCCTGACACCAAACCTACAATTTAGTTGTCAAAAAATTATGATAAAATATATTCTCCTAATTGCCTTAATGGCGTTTTTATGTCTCGTTGTTTTTACTTAGATGACAGACGCAAGAAAAATTTTTGTAGGATGATATGAAAAGTGAACCGATATCCAGATGTTGAGAATATCCGCTCAAGATCAGAGCAAGAAAAAGTTTATAAAACTGCCGTCTCTGAGGTTATGTACTTGAGGCAGATGGTAAAAAACGAGGGGATAGTTGCGAAAGAATACAAACACAGTGCCGATGATTTAAAATCTGAATTAAAAACGGCAAAGAAAAAAGTCAAGATGCTTTCTATCGCAGAGCATCAACAAAAAATAACAAAATCGGCGGCGGCCTTTGCAAGCGTTTCTGGGATTATTATGACCATAACCTATGAGGCGTTTAAGGTTTGGGGATATCCGTTTGCAAAAAGTGGTGCTGATAAAATGGTAATGGAATTTTGGAACCATGAAGCCGTTTTTGCCGCCTGTTCGGCTATTTTGACGTGGTTATTAGCAGAAGCATATAAGCAAGCCAATCACGCCTAAAATGGAAACTGAAGCCATTGAAGGATTGCAAAAGTTTTCTGAGCAAAGCGGTTTGGGGGTACTCATTGAACAGTGGGGATATTGGTTCCTCATTGGGTTGGCATTATTATTTGTCAGGGAGTCAATTAGTAATATAATATCTGGAGCAATGATTTTTTTTGGTAGTAGTTACACCAATAACGAATGTGTTTATATTCATCTTGATAAACGTAGACCTGCACGAATCACAAATTGCGGTTTGTTATCTACAACATTTTTTTTGTACGAAATTAAAGACGGAGACGTAAAAGCGGGGACGTTGTTGAAAGTTTCAAATACAAAATTAAACGATCTGTTTATCGAACGGGAACTTGATCAATTAAAGGTTTGACTAAAATGCCAAAATATTTATATACTAAAAATAAAAAATCAGGCGGCAGAAAAAAAACTTATGGATCAACTAAAAAAACTTCTGGAGCTATTAAGAAAAAAACAAAACGCAAGCGGAGAAGATAATGGCAAAAGATCCGAGGTTGTCGAGGATTGGAGCGAGTCGATTCAACCAAGCCGTAAAAACCCCACGACACAAAACAAAAAGTCATGCAGTTGTGGCAAAAGAAGGAGGGAAAATCAAACTGATTAGATTTGGTCAACAAGGCGTAAAAGGTTCGCCAAAAAAAGCAAATGAATCTCAGGCGTATCGGAGTCGAAGATTGGCATGGAAGGCCCGACATAAATCTAATATTGCAAGAGGAAAAATGTCTGCGGCGTATTGGGCAAACAAGGTCAAATGGTAATTTTTTAAAAAGGAAAAAAAATGACGCAAGAGGAAATTGAAAAACAGGTTGAGACAATTAAAAACCAAATGAATGCACGTCTCAACGATATTGTTAATCAAGACGCAATTCTTCAAAAATTACAAGGGCAACTTGACGGTATTAATTGGATACAAGGAGAGCAAAATGGAATTTCTGAAACAAGTAACGGAGAAACTGGGAAGTAGAAAACTCGGAGCAGGGATTGCAGGGACATTAGCAATTGGAGCCGTTCCAGAAAACTTGACATGGCAAACGGTTGCTATTGTTTCGGTCTATATTATTATGCAGGGGTTGGTTGATTTATTCAAAGAGGGACAATAAAAAAAGGGGAGAGGCGTCAAAACCTCTCCCCTTTTTTTCTAACTTCTCATTTCTCTTTCTCTCTGAGTTCTTTCAATGTGTTCTTCTTGGATTAGATCGGCAATCAAGAATGCGTCTCGTATCATCTGTTTTTTGTTTTTAATTTTAACTGGTTGACTTGGATTTGAAATCATTCCAACAACAATTTGAGTTGCAATCTCTCTTTTAATTTCTCTCGTATTCATCAGTATTCATCTCCCGTTTTTATTTCAATCTCAATATATGATTTACCGTTGAGGTATTCGACAACTTGCATTTCGACAATATTATAATCGGTTGAATTTTCGTTGATGATACTAATGGCGTCAGTTTTTTTGATTAGGATAAAAAGAAATTTGATTAATAAAGATCTCATTAGGCAACCTCAAACATATCAGTATTGACGTTATAAACTCCGCCGCTTGTAATTGCAAGACGATGGGCAACCTCTTTGTAAGTCGTTTTGTAAATTTCTCCGATGGAAATTTTTGGGAAACTATCTGTATGGCCTCCCGTTTGCCAATGACGATATTCCAATGGGATCAATTCTATATCATTTATTTCGACCATAATCAACTCACACAACTGGCCAACTGCTTTTTCTTGGACGTGAGTCAACTGCTCTCCCTCCTGTAAGTTTCTGACAAGTTTTAACCAAACAGAAACCGTTGTTTCAAAATGGCGATTGTTGTAAATCCGATTGTTGCGCTGATCTTCTGTATCTCCGACTCTCATTTTCTTTCCCCTCAGTTTTAAAAGTTAGGAGAGGGGATCGTTTCCCCTCTCCCGTTTTATTTATGCGAATCGTTCTCCGCGAAA